ATAACTGTGTGCAAGCTGAAAGATATGGTCGCAGCGAACGCGATTGGCATAACAGTATCAGTCCAGAATTTAATTCAGCAATGGCAACAGATACGGAGCATATCCCCACGCTGATAGATGTGCGTTGGAACACCACCTGCAATCTAAGCTGTAACTATTGTGGTGATAAGTGTAGTTCAAAGTGGGCAGCATTAAAGAACATACCAGTTAAATCTGGTGCTCGGCCATATTATCAACAGGTGTGTGAGTATCTTGCAGCTCATCAAGAGCACATACGTGAAGTCGCATTAGTTGGTGGAGAGCCATTGTTGCTGCCAGAAAATGAACGCTTGCTGGATGTAATACCTGCAAACTGTAAAGTTACATTGATTACCAATCTCAGTGTTGAGTTAGATACAAATAAAATATTCAAGAAGCTTGCTCAACGTCGCAATGTCGGTTGGTCGATCAGTTTAGACAATACTCATCAAAGATTTGAATATGTGCGTTATGGCGGGAGTTGGGCGTTGATAGAAAAAAACATACAAAAACTCAAAGCATTGCAAGCTGCTGGCCATCGAGCCGGTATACATGCCGTATATAACGTATATAATGCCACACGATTAATGGAATTACGGATGTGGGCACGTGATCAACACATTGATATAACGTGGCAAAGTTTATATCAACCAGAGTATCTTGATCCATTGCGTCTTGGGGATAATATTAAACAACTGGCGTATTTAGAACTAGTACAAGTATTGGCTCGAACAGATCTAACAAACAACGAGCGTGGATTCTTTGTACAGGCAGAAAAAAATTATACAGAAGCAGCACATCCCTCATTGCTACCACAATTAAACGATCATATTGCAGAAATTGAAAGTGTTTATCATCGAGACCAACGTGGGTTGTTTGATAAATTATGGCCAGAATTTAGAGAAATACATCGTGGATGATTTATTAATGCATCAAGGGGTAATCTTTGAAAAAAATATACCGGCAGCAACAGCTTCATTATGGGATCGATTTGATTCGGAAGAAAAATACAATGATCACATATCAAAACCAATTAAACGTCAGCAACTGCTGGAAAATAATTGGATAGATAAAGAGATTATATATCGATTTAATTCCCGTGGATTCAGAACCCCGGAATTTACCGACAAAGAAAATTTTCTTGTATTAGGTTGTAGCTTTACGAGTGGCGTAGGGCTTCCAGAAGAAATGATGTGGGCAAATCTGCTTAGTAAATTGATTGGGATTGATGTTTGGAATCTTGGGGTAGGTGGATCTGGCTCAGACACATGCTATAGGATAGCTGATCATTACATTCCAAAACTACATCCTCGGTATGTTGTTATGCTTGAGCCCGAGCATGCTCGAACAGAAATTTTTGCCACAGTAAATGGCCTAGGACTTGCCTGGCCTCAGATTGTACGGCCGGATATTGATAATTCAATGCGCTATCTTACAGACAACGATTATATAAAGAACTGGTGGTTGTATGATGAAAACTCTCGGATAAGAGCACAAAAATGTGTGCAGGCAATCGCGTATTTGTGTTATAAATATCGTGTAGAATTTTATCATTATAAAGCAATTGATTTCACATCTAAGAAAGTAAAGCCCGGTGACACTGGGCTGGTAGATGTAGCTAGGGATTTGGCACATCCTGGCCCAGATGCAAATCAACGTTTCGCCAAACAGGTGTTCGAAGACATTATAAATAAAAAAACATATGATTAAACCATCTCCAGACAGCGTATTAGTTAAGTCACCACACAAACGACAATCATTCACCGACCAGGAATTGACTGAATTTGTAGATTGTGCAGATTCTACCACCGGGCCAGCTTACTTCCTTGACAATTTCTTCCACATCCAACATCCCACACGTGGTAAGATGCAATATCATGCATTTGATTATCAAAAGAAACTGATTGATACATATCATAATTATAGATTCTGTATAGCTATGATGCCCAGGCAAACAGGTAAGTCGACTTCGGCAGCCGGTTATTTGTTATGGTATGCAATGTTTATTCCAGATTCCACCATACTAATTGCAGCGCACAAATACACTGGCTCACAAGAAATTATGCAACGTATTCGTTTTGCATACGAACTGTGTCCTGATCATATACGTGCAGGAGTAGTTAGTTACAACAAAGGAAATATCGATTTTGAAAATGGCAGCAGGATAATCTCAACCACCACAACAGAAACAACTGGTCGTGGTATGAGTATTTCCTTGTTATACAGTGATGAGTTTGCATACGTTCGTCCCACCATTGCTCGTGAATTTTGGACTTCAATATCGCCAACATTGGCCACAGGTGGTAAGTGTATTATCACTAGCACACCAAACTCAGATGAGGATCAATTTGCCTTGTTGTGGAAGGGAGCCAACAAATGTGAAGATGCGTACGGTAACCCCACTCCTCTTGGAGTAAATGGATTTAAAGCATTTAGGAGTTATTGGAACGAACACCCTGAGCGTGATGATGCGTGGGCAGCTCAGCAATTGGCTGCGTTGGGCGAGGATCGCTTTAGAAGGGAGATGGGATGTGAGTTTCTTATTGACTCAGAGACTCTGATCGCACCGGCTAAACTATTTGATCTTGAAGGCATTGAACCATTATACACAACAGGGCAGGTGCGTTGGTACAAAAAGCCCCGAGCTGGAAGTATATACGTGATTGCTCTTGATCCCAGTCTCGGAACTGGTTCGGATCCTGCCGCAATACAGATATTTGAAGCCGGCACAACAGAACAAATCGGTGAATGGCGACACAATAAAACCACCATCCCGGAACAGATACGTATATTGGTGGGAATTTGCAGCCACATAAATGAAACGGTTAAAGACATCAACAGTATCTATTACAGCATAGAAAACAATACGATTGGCGAAGCTGCACTGATCAGTATCGCAGAATATGGTGAACAGAACATACAAGGATACTTCCTCAGCGATAGCAGTGGTCCAACCAACAGAAGATTCCGTCAAGGATTTAATACAACAGCCAAGAGTAAATTGGTGGCATGTAGCAAACTAAAGAATCTAATAGAAAGTGGACGAATGAAGATTGCCAGTAGGCCATTGGTAAGCGAATTTAAAACATTCGTGGCGCATGGATTAAGCTACGCTGCTAAACCGGGCGAAACTGACGATCTAGTAATGGCAACAGTATTAAGTGTGCGTATGATGCAGCTATTGCAAACCTATCATCCAGAAATGGATGTAAGAATGCGTGATTTTGCCGATAATATTATTGAACCAATGCCGTTTATTTCGATGAGTAGAGGCTAAATACTGCATGGAAACTAATACACCTGCTAAAAAACTCTATGACCTGTTGGTTACTAAGAACTATCCTGACTTAGAATTTTTTGATTTTTCAACTGGTAAATCGCCCCTTAAAGGGGTAGCTTATGCCGATTTATTTACATTTAAATGGACAACATCCAGTGGTAAAAATTACGGCGAAGGAGTAATATTTATTAGCGCAGATAAAAATCTAGTATTTTTCTTTGGTGATAACTTAGGCAGAGGTATTGAAAATCCAGCAGACAAAGAAGAATTATTTGCTTTCCAACTCCAACTTAAACAATTAGCCATATCAAATTTATTAACTTGGGAGCTAGCTGATCGGTCTAAATTAAAACAAATGCTCGCCGGCATGGCTAAAATGACAGAAAGCATATTTGAAGGATGGAATGGCACAAAGACCACAAGCTGGACCGATCGCCCAGATGCAGTACGTCTTATGATCCGTCATCAGCGCCCACTTGGCGAAGGCGATGCTCGTCACCGTTATATTGAAAGTTTATTTGTAGAAACCACAGATGGAGAACGATATAAGCTGCCATTTAAAAAACTAGCAGGTGGTCGTGCCATGGTGGAACATGTGCGTCAAGGTGGCCGACCATATGATCCACGTGGGCAACATATATCGGAAATGGTAGAAGAACTTAATGTATTATCAAGATTCCGTCGCGCCAATCATGGACGTATATTTGAAGGCGAAGCCAATGTTCTTGTGACAGAAACACAAGCTTATTACGAAAATCTTCGGCACGCAATGAAGAGTATAGCAAGTGGTCGTGGATATCAAAGTTATTTTGAATCATGGAATCCGGCAGCTATTACAGAACAAAACATCATGATTGATGATATAAAAAAGATGTTTGTAGAACAAAGCATAGACAGCAGGATAGAGCAAGCTCTGCCCATGCTGGTAAAAATTAAACAAGGGCATGATATGAAACAAGCAGATATATTTGAAGCATGGGCGGATGAAATAACTGGAGGCGATCGTCCAGAGGACAACTTATTACACACAGAAGAACAGCAAGATGAATTGGTAGAATTACTTTCAAAAAAATTACGAGTCGGTGCTTATGCTGCAGATGCTGAACCGGTTATGAAATTGCTGGTGAATGCACCCAAAGATTGGCTTGATCATTTAAAAAATGAGTTGAAAGATTTGGCTGAAACAAATCCAGATGCTGATGCTGCTCCAATAATCATGGCATTGCTACAAGAACTTGATAGTGATACTAATATAATTTCAGTACTTGACCGCATCGGAGTAGATGCCGAGGAACCAGACCAAGAACCTGCCGAAGAACCAGATCAAGAACCAATGCCAACAGCGGAAGGTGCTGCCGACGAACCAGTTGATCAAGAGCCCGATGCTGATGACAAGCGGTTTGATGATAAAAATGAAGACACCGGCAGCATGTCTCGTATCATGGAATTAGCCGGACTTGGCGAATCTGATTCAGATATGGAAAATCATGAAATGGGTGGTCAGGGTGATTCCGAAGATGAAATGGCCGGGATTGATCAAGATGACATCGATGCCGAAGCAAGGCGCAACAGTCCGATGGATGAAGGCACAGAAGAATTAGACGAGTGGGGCGCGCTATTAGGACTGGCAGGACGTGCAGCACCTGCAGTCGCAAGAGGTGCAGGTTCAGGGCTAGGAGGAACGGCCTTGGGATACGCAGCTGGATCAGCCGGCGGAGCATCATCACAATCTACACCAACCACCACGCCCGGTCTTGATCATTATACAATCGATACCAGTGCAAAAATGGAAAATACCGGCCCAGAACAATTAGATGAGATATTACCGGTAATAGCAGGCATTGCAGCTAATGCAGTAGCCGGTGCTGCAATGGGAGGATCAGCTACACCACCACCATCTGCTACACCAGGCCTGGCCAATCAAACAATCGATACCAGTGCAAAAGTAGAAGAAGGTGTATGCAATGAATGCGGTATGTATGGTATGCATGAATCAAATTGCTCAATGGATGAACAGTTTATGCTCGAAGGTAAAGTTAAAGAAATGTCAATGGATTTGGAAGCACTATCAGTTACTGAATTTAAAAACAAATATAAAATGACTAAAGAAAAGGCACAGGAAGAATCCTCAATCAAGCCAGACGAGGTCAAAGAAGATAGTTTGATTAGAATGCGTCAGCTATCGGGTATTTTAATTCGGTAATACAAATAAACATTAGGCGACATTAAGGCATAAATAACATTGACAAGGGCACATGGAACATGTATAATTGTTTCATGTGTTGTTGTATAGGCAGCAACACAAGGCAAAATACTTACATAGTAAGTTTAGGCATTACATAGGCATATTACAAGGAGAAATTATTATGGCCTCATTAGCAGAAATTCGCGCACGTTTACAGGCAGCAGATACAAAAACCGGTTCTTCAACCGGTGGTGGCGATCAAGCCATTTACCCACATTGGAACATTGAGGAAGGCGCAAGCGTAACAGTTCGTTTCCTTCCAGATGGTGATGCAAAAAATACATTCTTTTGGGCAGAACGCGCAGTAATTAAACTTCCATTTGCTGGCGTTAAAGGCGAAACCGACAGCAAACAAGTCCAGGTGCAAGTCCCATGCATGGAGATGTGGGGAGAAGCTTGCCCGATCCTGACCGAAGTCCGTCCATGGTTTAAAGACAAGAGTCTTGAAGATATGGGCCGTAAATATTGGAAAAAACGCAGCTATATTTTCCAAGGCTTTGTTCGTGAGAATCCCCTCGCAGATGACAAGACACCAGATAATCCAATCCGGCGTTTCATTATCGGCCCCCAGATCTTCACCATCCTTAAGGGTGCATTGATGGATCCGGAACTGGAAGAATTGCCAACAGATTACACACATGGCCTCGACTTCCGTATGACCAAGACCACTAAAGGTGGCTATGCAGACTACAACACCAGCAAGTGGGCACGTAAAGAGTCTGCGTTGACAGAAGCAGAGCAAGCAGCTATTGCTGCACATGGCCTGTTTACATTGGCTGACTTCTTGCCAAACAAGCCAGGTGCTGCCGAACTCAAAGTTATCAAAGAAATGTTCGAAGCAAGTGTAGAAGGACAAAGTTACGATGCCGAACGTTGGGCACAGTATTATCGTCCAGCTGGTGCAGCAGCGCCAGCAGCCACAACCAATGCAGCACCAACAGCACCAACAGCGCCAGCAGCAAAGGCAGCACCGGCGGCAGTAGAAGCTGATGTTGAGGAAGATGCTCCGGTGCAAGTACCAGCAAAAGTTTCCAGTCAAAAAGCTGAAGACATCCTGGCATTGATCCGCGCGAGGCAGAAGTCGTAATAAATGCTATCGTATTTAGATCGCATTTTGTTTCCAGACCGCTGTGAGGTAATAGAAATTATACCCTCACAGCGGTATGTCTATATTATTTTTAAAAATGGGTACAGTAGTTTTAATAGTTTTAAGATAACAAACCCTTGTCGAATTCTCATTAATCAACAGATTCAAAAACTAAACAGTATTGATATAATTATAAGAGATCCACAAGATAGATTAACATCTGGGATCAATACATTTATACAACACACACTCAGAGATAATCCAGGTCTTAACCTAGATACAATAGAATGGTTTGCTTTAAATTATACATCGTTAAATCGCCATTATACTTCACAATTTATTTGGCTATTAAATCTAGCAAGGTATTTAAATCCTAATGCAAAATTAAACTTTCTTTCGATGAAAGCTATCGGAGAAATCACCGGAGTACATTCAAACCCCGAAGGAGTTATTCCGACCAATACCGCATTAATAGAAAAGATTTCGTTAATAAAAAACAATGAAATGTATCAACGACTAGACACAGCAATATTTAAATGTATTGGACAGTCGTTAACGTTTAAAGAATTATTACAATATATAAAAACTACCGACCTTGCTGCATACAAATATGTAATTGAATATTCGCAACAAATTTTAAATCCAACGTATGTATTGTCCTAGACTAGAGCATTTTGTTCGTTTTAATTCTAACGGCACAGTTAGCCGTTGCGGACACATGGTCAATGCTCCGGAATTTCAATCACTTGACGTGATGGAATCTAGTGCATGGTTAGCAAACACTAAAGAACTACTGAGTCAGGAACAATGGCCTAACGAATGTATACGTTGTCAAGAAACCGAACCAGATAGTATACGAGTTTACGCTACAAAATTAGACGATCAAACTATACAAAAAGATTACCTACAAGTTGGTGGAGTGTTGGATAATCTATGTAATGCCGCCTGTCAAACTTGTAATGAAAGTCTAAGTACAAGAATTGGCAGTCTTAATGGTGTTAAGTTTCCTATCGTTAATAATCTTAATCAATTTTGGCTTTTGCCACAGGAAAGAATTGTTCATCTAGATATCAACGGTGGTGAGCCAAGCTATAGTAAAAATTACAAGAAAATATTAAAAAATTTACCGCCAAATCTTAAAACTTTACGACTTAATACAAATTGTAGCACAGTATTAAATGAGCTAGTTGATATCGCCAAGCAAGGTATTGAAGTTACGGTTACAGTAAGTTGTGATGGTATCGGAGCAGTCCATGACTTTGTGCGCTGGCCAATACCTTGGAAGGATTTTTATAATAATTTAATGATATATAAAACAATGCCAGTGACATTAAATTTATGGACCACAGTTAGTGTATTGAATGTTGATGATTTATCTAATATTCAAAAGTTTGCTCAAAAACACAATATTGATCATAGTTATGCTTATCTAAAAACGCCATTTGAATTAAGTATTGATAATACTGATAGTCATGCTAGAGATACATATATAGAAAAACAAAAACGTCTTAGGGGTATAGTATGAAGTCTTATGTAAAACTAACATGTGCAAATATGTCAATAATTAGTCAAGGGATTTATAAATTTTTACAAACTCAAAATAATATTTTAATTTTAAATCAACCTGGGTGGCATTTTATTGATTGTCCGGCATTATTAAAATTTGTTCCGGAGTTGGCTGAATATTTCCAACAGTTAAAATTATATCCAAGACATTCGGCTGTAACTATTGTTAAAAATAATAATAGTTTACCGTTACACGTAGATGAACATCCGGTTATTGCCAAGATCAATATGCCAGTATTAAATACCAAGGGATGGAGTAACCGTTGGTTTAATGGCGATCAAATAATAGACGAATTAATAGATCAAGACCAGCCTATTGTTTTTAATTCGCAAATACCACACAGTGTGGTTCAACTTCATAGTGAAGTTGAAGTTCCTAGGATTGTGGCCAGTTTTACATTTTATAATGAACCGTTGGGATTATTACAATGAAAATAGCAATCACCGGACACACCGCAGGTATTGGACAATCCCTAGCA